GTCGTATCTTACAGCGTAGTCTATGTAATATACTTGATTACCAAGATTTCTTGAGCATACAGAGTAAACTCAGCAATGATGAAATCAGTCCACTAGGCATTGGCGTTACTAACTTGGCCTACTGGCATGCTAAACGTGGTTACCAATATGGTACCCCAGACTCACTGCAAGATGTAAAAACATGGATGGAACATCAGGCATTCTTCCTAACAGAAGCAACTGTTGAGTTGGCCAAAGAACGTGGTGCTTGTAAAGAAAGTGCTCATACACGTTATGGTAAAGGCAAATTTCCATGGGAGAATCGATGCAAAGGTGTTAACAAACTAGCAGACTTTACACCAACACGTGAACTGGATTGGGAACAGCTACGCAGTGACATGAGATCATATGGTGTGCGTAATGCTACCTTGATGGCTATCGCTCCTGTAGAAAGTTCCAGTGTGGTTATTAATTCGACTAACGGTATTGAAATGCCAATGAGTTTGATTTCAGTCAAAGAATCAAAAGCAGGATCATTTATACAAGTAGTACCAGAATACAATAAATTAAAAAACAAATATCAACTGATGTGGGAACAACGAGACTGTGACGCATATTTAAAAACTGCGGCAGTGTTGGCAGCTTATGTAGATCAAAGTATCAGTACCAATACCTTCTATAATCCAGCACACTTCCCAGATCGTAAAGTTCCAACGACTTTAATCGCTAAGAACTTGATGCAGGCACATGCATGGGGTATCAAGACATTCTATTACAGCTTGATCAACAAAGCTGGTAGTAAGGCGGTGGATGAACCAAAAGAAGAAAAGATTGAAGAAGTCGTTATTGAAATGGAAGATGAAGATTGCGAGGCATGTAAGTTATAATGGTCGACTTGTTAAAAATTGATTGGCAACATGATGATGGAGTGAACATTCCTATGATCAATGATTTCTTGCGTAATCAATTTTATGATAATATACTAAAAGATACAGTACAGGATCGTGTTTGTTTAGAAATTGGATTTGGTACAGGGATATTGAGTTTATTAGCATTGAAGCATGGTGCAAAACATATCATCGCTTATGAGTCTGACAGTTTAAGATATCAATTAGGCCTAGAGATCATCAAGCAGTTGGGTTACAGTAATAGTATCACATTGATCAATGGTAGATATACCGCTGATACACTTACAACACATCCTGAAGTAGAATTAATTTTTACTGAAACTATCGATGGTAGACTATGGGGTGAAAGTCTTTGGAAGAGCTTTCCACACGATGCTGATGTAGAATTCATACCAGGACAATATTTTTTAAATGTTTATGCTGTACCTATCTCAAAAGAAATGGCAAAGGGTCTATTAACGACCAATGGAGATAGGATAGAATTTAATCCTGGCGTTGATGTCGACGAAAACTTTATTAGATTGATCAATCAATATCTAGTAAGCAGTTACGGTAATCAAGCATCAGGAGTAACAACAGTAGAATTGAAATCTGGCATCACAGAAATTAAACAACAGCATAATCCCATATGGTTTCATATGCCACAGATGAAGTTGTTGGATTCATTAGAACCCATTGTTGGCTACACAGTTGATCTAGCAAAGAAAAAAGTAATAGCGCATGACAGTGTTAGCGTACAAGAATTAGCTCTTGACAGCACTGACATCACACTAACTGTTGATACTAGAGAATGGGTAGATAGTATCATGTTATTGATTCCTAGAGTAGGCACACAACATGGTAAACATCAAATGTTTTTAGATAAAGGTACATGGGGTGCATTAAGTCCGATGTTAGTGATTGATGCAAACAAAAATATAAAGATTAACCACAGTTTTGAAACTGGATTTATAGGATATAATTTCAATGAGTAAGGCACAGTATAACTTAAACACTAAAACAGATTATCTTAATCGCAAGATGTTCTTGGATCCTGCTGGGCCTGTTACCATCCAAAGATTTGAGGAAGTAAAATATAACAAGTTAGTTAAATTGGAACAAACAGCACGTGGGTTCTTTTGGATCCCGGAAGAAGTCAGCTTGACTAAAGATTCAAATGATTTCAAAGATGCCAGTGATACTGTACGACATATATTCACCAGCAACTTATTGCGCCAAACTGCATTAGACAGTTTACAAGGACGTGGACCTGCACAGGTATTCACCCCAGTAGTAAGTATTCCAGAATTAGAAGCACTGATGTATAATTGGAGTTTCTTTGAAACTAATATACATAGTCGCAGCTATAGCCATATCATACGAAACATTTACAATGTGCCAAAAGATGAGTTTAACAAAATCCATGACACAGAAGAAATTGTCAGTATGGCATCCACCATAGGCAACTACTATGATGCTCTTCACCGTATCAACTGCAAGGTAGAGCTAGGACACAAAGTAGATGAACAAGAACATATACGAGCTATATGGTTGGCACTAAACGCCAGTTACGGACTCGAGGCGTTCCGTTTCATGGTATCATTCGCTACAAGTCTAGCGATGGTTGAAAACAAGATCTTCATCGGCAACGGTAATATCATCAGCTTGATCTTACAAGATGAAGTTCTACATAAAGAATGGACTGCTTGGTTAATCAATCAGGTGGTAAAAGAAGACCCTCGTTTTGCTAAGGTCAAAGAAGAGTGTGCAGCGGAAGTCTATGCTATGTATCAAGATGTCATCCGTGAAGAAAAGCAATGGGCAGAATATCTGTTTAAATTGGGTCCAGTCATTGGACTTAATGCCAATATCTTAAAGGAGTTTGTAGACTACACAGCAGTCAACGCACTCAAAGACATTGGTATCAAGTATCAGGAATCAGCACCCAAGACAACACCAATACCTTGGTTCAATAAACACAGCGATACCAGCAAGAAACAAACTGCACTACAAGAAAATGAATCAACGAATTATGTGATCGGAGTCATGAGTGAAGCAGTTGACTACGATGAATTACCGGAATTATAGGATAAAAAATATGTTAATAGTATATAGTAAAAGTCATTGCCCGTTTTGTGTACAGGCAAAAAAATTGTTAGAAATGAAAGGCATTGATTATGAAGAAATCAATGTAGAGCAAGATCCGGCTAAATTAGCTTGGTTAAAATCAAAAGGGCATCAAAGTGTTCCACAGATCTACACAGAAGATGATCAATTATTCGTAGAAGGTGGATTCCAAGGACTGGTAAAATTAAGTGATAGCCAACTCAAAGAGCGTTTAGGAGAAATCAATGTTAGTAACAAACAAGTATAGCAAGGACGAAGTAGTTACATTTAAATTAGGCAATGGTGACGAAATCGTTGCTAAAATCGTAGAAGACACAGACGGTGCATTTATAGTTTACAAACCATGTACGGTTATGCCAAGCCAACAGGGCATCGGATTAATACAAAGTCTGTTTACTAGCGATCTAAATAAAAATATCTCGATTGACAAACGTCATGTGATGATGTCAGCACCCACGATACCAGATGTAGAAGCACATTATGTCAAGACCACGACTGGTATTGATGTAGCACCAAAAGGCAAGATTATAACTTAAAGGAGACAATGATGTATCTCAACCCAACTGTAGAATATAATCATATCAGTGAATGGTTATCTACATTGATCGGTGAGCGCATCACTCCTAGAAATTTTGTCAAACGTCTCAGCAAACATCTAAACAAACATCAACATCCTGTGCGTGTTAAGCTCTACACTAACAGCAGTTCATTAAAATTCAATGAGTTTACTATTGGTGCAGAGTACGATCCTGGCCTAGATGAAATTAAAAAGAAACACTTGATCATTGATTTTATCATCAATCATCCTAAGACCACAGCTATGATAATCACAGCTGAAATGGCTGATCAAATGGCTATAGAATTATTAGAAACACTGATACATGAATATGAACATCAAAGACAATTCCGCAATCGCAGATATCGCTATCATAGGAACACTTACAAAAGTGATCACAGAGATCCTGATAAAAGATCTGATCAAGAATATCTAGGTGATCCAGATGAGATAGACGCTTATGCGCAGAATATAGCAGCTAGACAATATTTAATGAAGTATAGGTTAAATATTACTAGTGCGAGTAAAATCAACAGTCCCGATCTAAAACAATACTACAAGGCATTTGGCAAGGACCATGAAGTAACAAAACTATTATTAAAGAAAGTCCGTGCTAATGTAAAATATTACAAGGAGAACGACAATGGCAAAAATCACAGGCGAGCATTTAAACGACCACAATTTAAACGAAAACGATGATGTGTTAGGTGATATACAGCCAGAGGATTATGTATTTGTCGTTACTCGTGATGGGCATCTTAAAGGTGTAAGTTTACCTGAAACAGACATTGAAACCAATACTCGAGTTGAAGAGATATTTAAATTCTTTATCAATAAAGATGGCGGATATTTAACTAGTAAAACGATCCATTGATGAAAGCAGTATATTGGGACAGCCATTATTTCAGCGATGATTTTCATAGATTCTTTAGTTTATCAGAATGGTATCCCACTGACGATCTGATAGCATTCCAAGAGTATCAATCAAACTACAAGTTGGCAATGATTGGCAAATATAGCCATGGCCCTGAATTTGAAGAACTCATAGAAAAACTCCTACCTTGTTGTGATAAAATCATAGTTTTCGATAGTGAATTGCACAATAAACATGTAGAACCTATACTGAAATATCGTGACAGCAAGATCACTTGGGTCATACCAGGATATGTCTACAGCATCAATAATCAGATATTTAATAACCAATGGTTGCGTGGACAAATCGAAATGTACAGACAACCTCAGATACGCACAGATCTAGATGAACTGCGACCACATGATGTCAAACAGTATTACTTTGATGCACTGTTAGGTGCAGGTAAACCCAACAAAGATCATCTGGCACGCTGGATACGTGAAGATCAATATGAAGATCGTATTTTATTACGTCATGGTTATAAAGATTTTATCTTACCACAAACACTAACAGAAGGGCATGGTGCTAGCTTAACCGTTTACAAAGGTTGGGGCTGTCTATTAAGCACAGTGATACCTATTGATGTTTATAACAGTACTGCTTACAGTATCGTAGGTGAAACCAGTTATGAAAACAGCTATTTCTTCTTAACAGAAAAAACAGCCAAATGCCTGATGGCACGTAGAATGTTTGTGGTATTCAGTGGGCAGCATTGGTTAAGATCATTTAAAACATTAGGTTTCGAAACCTTTGACACTGTCATCGATGAATCATATGATACCATCGAAGATCCTGGAACACGTTGGCGTGCTGCCTATGAACAGGTTAAATATCTTTGCAGTTTAGATCAACGGACAGTGTTAGATAAAATCAAACCTATCGTTGACTACAACTATGATCATCTATGGAATACTAACTGGCGAGAGATTTTGGATCAACAGGTGTTGGCCGAAGTAGACTTCTCAATTCAAACAGAGTAGCAACCACATCACCTTCATGTAATATAGCTTTACCACCTGCCGCACGCCATTCCTCAATATTACTAGGACGATCATCAATCAACACATCGTTGAGACTTTTACAGTGGAAATGTTTGTCATTGCTGTAAGGACCAAAAAACACAGGAATACCAGGCCAACGTGCTTCGATCCATTTGAACTTGTCCCAATGTACCCAAGGTACATCATTTTGTCTAGGGATAGCAGTTAAGAAACCAACATCCATATTATTTTCTTTAGCTAGTTCTTGTACTTCTCGTACCAACCTGTGTGCGTCGGGCATCTCAGGTAAATCTCTATAGACTCGTTGATTAGCTGAAATCTTTGACCAACCTTCTTGATCATATCTGACCCCACCTGGTGTACGGAATCCCACTATGGGTTCAGCATAGCCATCAAAGTCACTTACTACACCGTCCATGTCTAAATAAATCGTTGCCATTAAAACCACCTTAATTTAAAATATAGAGCATCCACTGGATCCTCAAATCTGAAAGCAAATCCTTGTGTTGATCGCCACCCATGTAAATGATACCTGCCACCAGGTGCAGTTTCAATCCACTCTAATATCGCGGGTGGATTATGCCTATCACTCTTCAACATGATCTCCCAGGTTATTACCACTTCTTCCCACTCAGCTG